TGTCATTTACTATAAGAGTATCTGGACATTCTTCAGCACATAAACATTCATCTGCTACTATATTTCCTCCTATTTGTGATTCTGACCAATCATCACTTAATGTTATCATTTCTCCCAAACCATTAGCTGCTGTTACAAACTCTGTATATTTTGTATGAGGTGTTTGATTTGTATCTATAGATTCGTTTATGAAGAAATTTTCTATTGAAAAAGTATATAAAAATCCTTGTCTACCTTCTCCTTCAAGTGCTACTTTACATGTTATTGCTGATACACCTATATCACTTTCCCAATCAGCACATAATGTTTCATCTAATACTTGATTTAAAGCTGTTTCAAATTCTGTTCCATCAGAAACATTTGATCTAAATGAGTTCAAAGATTTACGAAATGCTGCGTTTCAACAAATGAAAGAAGGATTGAAGCCTCGTTTTATAAATAATGTGAGAGTAAATACTACGATATATGATGTGGATGTAGAGGGTCAGACAGACGCAGAAAATGAGTGGAACAGTCATTTTTCTGAATTAGGTGATGTACTTAGAATAGTAGAAACCACAGACTTACGACAGGTAGAACCAATTTGAGGGAAATTAAATGGGCGTTGAAGACAATCTATTCGAAATAAATGAACTAGAGACTAGCGACACATTTCAAAGTTGGTTCACTAAAACTAACGCAGAAATCATTGCAAAGTTAAACAAACTAAAGATCTATGATCTAGAACTTTCAAACATTTCTGGTCTGAGCGGTGCAGTAGGAACTACTGCTGCTGGAACTGGTACTGCTGCTATACAAGCTACTAAAATGGGTACACTAGAAGGACTAAAAGCTATAACAAAAAATCTTATCAAGCGAGGTGTCATGGCATCTACCCTTGAAGGATCTGTTGCTGCATCAGCACAGCTAGGCGAAGAGATAATTAAACAAAAAGCTAAGAAGACTATAGGTGAAGACTACAAAATAAGCAAAGGTAACATAGCTTTAGCAGGTGCTGCAGGTTTAACATTAGGTGCAGCAGGTTATGCAATACCAGCTAGGCAACAATACAAAGGTGCGAAGAGACTTCTAGATACTGTACAAGCAGGGGATGCAGCTAAGACTGCAAGACATGCTGCTTCCGCACAAAGAGCAGTAGATGATTTACGCAAACATGCCTCAACAGCAGAGGGCAGACGATACATACGCTTCACTAAAAACAAACTACTAGCAGCTATTGATCCTAAGCTTGTTGAAGAAGGTATGTCAGCTAAGATAAACATACTTAGTAAAGACTTGCCTGATGGTCTTATTGGTGGGCTAGATAGACAAACCATACAGAGACTAGGTGCTGCAGCAGTTGAGCTAACACGTACTATAAAGTCTTACAACCCAGCGTTTAAACCTGAGAAAGGCATGAGGGTTACAGAGTTTCTTGCCAACGCAATTGATCAAGGCTTTGGTGTAGATATGTTTGATAGTATAGCTGGGAAGTATGGGTTGTCACGCAGACAACTAGCTGCTGTGTTTGCTGCAGAATATTCTGAGGCTGCTCGTACTCTTGTATCAGCTAAACAATTTAAGACTTCTGCAGGAAAAGTTGTTACTGGTAGAGAGGCAGTAGAAGCAGCAGGTAAGTTTAGAGATAAGCTAGATGAATTGTATGACATGGGTATGTCCACAGTTTCAGGTAGAGATGCTCAAGAGTTAAAAGATGCACAGATGCAGATTGGTGCAACCCGAAAAGTATTCAGATCCTTAAAGAACATTGAGGATACACGTAGGGCTTTTATGACTTCTCAACCTGCTACCACTATGCGTAACAATATCTTTGGTGTTGCTATGGCAGGTATTGATGTACTGGATCAGTTTAATCTGTACGCTATACAAAAAGTTACAGGTAAAGGTAGCGCTGCTGCAACACGAGAAGGTGCTACAGACATATTAAAGTACTTAACTAAAGATCAGTATGTAGCTGACGCACTTGTGTACTCTTTAAAAGAGGACGCACCAGAGCTTATGAAGAGAGCATTCTATGAGGCTGCTCAAGCAGAGGCTGGTACTATTAGAGATACTAAGTTAGCAAAGCTAGGCACAGCAGTAAACACACTTAACACAATGTCGGATCACGTATTTAAGAAAGCTGTAGTTGCAGGTACTGTTGATCGTGAATTAAAAAAACGTGCTATAGAACAACTAAAAGCAGGGATGCCAAAAGGTTTAGCTAAAAAAGATTTAGATAGCAGTATTGAATCACAGTTTAATAAATATCTTAAAGATTTAAATTCGTTAGGCTATGATAGGTTTATTCAAAAACTAAGGGTTGATGATACTCCAGAAAGTTTTAATAAATACTTGTTAGATATGATAGACAATAACGATGACTTCTTAGGTCTTAATCTATATCAAACAATTGCAGAGGGGCGTATAAGTGATATACCTGATGACATAATAACAAAATCATTAGATGACAGTTTAGCCTTTACATTCCAACGTAAGTTTGGTGGGAAGGATGCAAGCGATACAAACAAAGCAGTTAAGAAAGTTATTGATTTAGTTCACAATACAGGTATGACTACCATCATTCCTTTCCCAAGATACATGGCATCTCAAGCAAAGTTTATTAATGATTACTTTTTGTTAAACACTTTACGTAGAGGTACAGGGCAAACACAGGAAGCGGTGGCAAGACAGATGTCAGGCGCTATGATATTTGCTGGTGCTTACATGGTGCAGAAAGATAACATAACTAATGGACTACAGTGGTTTGAAGAGCAGTTGACAAACAAAGATGTAACAAACGCTCAAGCTGCTATGGGTCCAGCAGCACCTGTTCACTATGTAGCTAATCAATTAGCAAGGGTGCAAATGGGTATGCCTAATAAGCTACAGGATGACACTGGTTTGTTTATGAAAGACATAACTAAACTTATGGTAGGCTCAGAGTTTAGGCCAGGTGGTACAATAGTGGATGAGACTGTACGTGTAGCTCAATCTATTATGGATGGAAAGCCAAACTATCAACCTTTTTTTAAAGTTGCTGGAGATTACCTTAGTTCTTTTACATATCCTGCTGCTGTAGTAAAAGATTTCTATGGTCAGTTTGATCCTCGTTCAGCGTACATACCTCAAACATTAGATGCTACAGTATCTCTGGTAGAGATGGGTGGTCCTAACAGCCCTCTTTTATATTTATACGGTAGGGCTGCTAAAACTTTTCCTGACTTTAACCTAAATGAAATGTCAAAGAATCTTAAAAATGTTACAGGTATTGACTTAGGTGAAACTGAAATGCAAGGACTGCTAAAGTTTATGGGGTCTTCTACTCGTACACATTTTCAAATGATGGACCCCGATAATAGAGACACAGGATATGACGCAGTAAGGCATGACATATATGGTGACGGTCCTTTGAGACAGCTAAACCCCTTTCTAAAACAGATCACTGGGTTTACTAGAGAGCCACCAAAGAATGCTTTGAAGCTAGAGATGGCTAGGCTAGAGATAGACCCATTTAAAATATATAATCCTTACGCTGAAAAGAATAGTGCATTGGAATTATTCACTCAACAGATGCTACAAGGTAAGTTAGCTGAAGATGTAGAGAACTATATAACTACAGACAGTATATATTTAAACTCTGACTTTGATGTTCGTAGAAATTTATTAGAGGAAAGAATAAAAGCTAAGATAAAAGATACAAGAGCAGATGCTAAATTTATATTGTCAGACTTTGCAGCTAAGAAAGAAGAATACAGATCAGACTTTAATGCATATGTGAGAGGTGAGTATAAAGCACTTGGTCCTAATCAAAAAGAAGATGCTGAAAGAGGGTGGTCTATACAGAATAAAAGATATGGATTTTCTGGTCTAACTGTACAAGAATCAGCAGAAAGAATTAATAGTGATCCTGAGTTAGATGCTGATGAAAAGGAAACACGTAAATCAATACTCATGCTGTGGTATATACAAGCAGGTAAGACTTACGCAAAAGCAGAGAGAGAAGCTGCTACTAGATAAGAAGAGGGGCGCATTTAGCGCCCTTACTTTTTTATACCATACATTTTTGATGCACGTTCTGCCCACATCTGTACTGCAATTAAACTCTTTAATGCTTCGTGCGTTTCCGTACTGTGATACAAGTTATCTGAAATAAACTTTTCCAGTGCTTCACTACGTTTCTGCACACCCTCTTTGAAATGATCTTGTCTCCTAGATACAAAGTCTTTCGCTTCTTTTTCTAGGCTCATATATTGTTATACCTCCGTTGGTATCTCTGTACAGTATGCGGAGACTGTAGATTGAGGTGATGGTCTAGCACTCATAAGCTCACTTCTTACATAGGAGGCGCTGCTTTTACACAATTCCATTGTAGGGTATATGTGATTGACTGCTTGCACTTGAACATAGCCAGGCGCAACAGACATTATGAGCACTAGAACATACATTACTCTGAGCTTTCTACAGTTTCTGTGGTGTCTACATTATCTGAGGCATCATCATATTTCTCAAACAATTCTAGCCCTACAATTAAGGCTATTAAAATTCCAAATACTTGCATGTTGTTTCCTTTCTGTTACAAGTTTACAATATCATAGTAATTAAACTATGTCTACCATTTCGCACACATCACCAGTACAAGCCATTGTTTGCATAGCAACTGTGTTATCTTCTTGTTCATACTCACTAAGCTTAGACCAGTCAATACTCTTTGGCATTATAGCTGAGAGTTTTTTGTAGTCATCCTTTGTACAATCTTGATAGGGTGCTTGCTGATAGGTGTGATCAGAGTGTGGCAGAAAAGACACACCACTCATTTCATCAAAGTGTTTATAAACAAATGCACCTACTTCCATCCACTCATCAGAACGAACTGTCACTGTTACAGAAGGTTTATGCTCACACCAGTGTCTTTGATAGGTTAGCCATGTCTCCAACTGTTCAATGGCTGACATATCGTTACGAGTTACAGCTTTATTGGGTGACTTCTGTGGGAAGCTAAACACTGTAGTGGTATCACCCTTCATCACACAAGGTGAGTTAGGTATGCCTTGATCTTTCATCATCTGTGTAAGTGGATCTTTGTTGTCACCACGAACAGTCCTGATGTAATGCAGTGCATGCCTAGCGTGTATACCTGATGCGGAGTCTACTAGTTGTGATACTGTACCGCTAGGTTTTACACAGGTAATTGCTGCTGACTGTGGAATGCCAAGGCGGTCAGCCCAATCAGCATTAGTATGAACAGCAGTTTCTCGTAGATGTTCAAGGGTCTTCTCCAATCCTTTGTTTGCTGATGTCATAAGAGGGTTATCCATTATACCTGTAAGGCTTACTCCTAATAGTCTCTCTTCTTCTGTGTTGGTTGTCCAGACTTTTCTGAGGTAGGGGAACTTTGTGTACGTGCTTTGGATCGTCCCAAGTATTGTGGCGAGTCTGACTTTTCTATCCAAGTCATCCACCGTATCCTTGGCTCGTACCACAACTTCTGTAAGATTGCAGAACTGGTAAGGGCGTAAGATAATTTCACTACAAGGATTAGTTCCAAACTCATAGTTAGGATCACGTCTGCCAAACTTTGCAGCTTGTTTCTTAGATGCTTCACGATTGAATACTCCTCTCTCACCTGATTTACTTTCTACTAGAGATAGCCATTCACGCATGAATGTTTCTGAGTCAGGCTTCTCTGTATAAGATACACTGTTGTTAGCTAAGGCACGATGCCCTGCATTATCATACCACTGACCTGACTTAGCATAACGCATTCTATCATCACTGAGGTTAGACAAACTAATCATAGCACTACGTCTAACACCACCAACTACAACTATCTGACCAATGAAACACATTAGGTCATGGCACTCTAAGCTAGATAGCCTACGTCCTTGAGCATCTTTGAATGTCTTTACTGCAAAGTTGAATAGCTCAATCAAAGGAGCAGGACCAGAGGCTCTACCACCGAATGTTTTAAGTCTTGCACCTGCAGGGCGTACTCTGGTAACATCCCACTTAGGAATCTCACCTGCCCACAAGAGAGCTAACACTTGTCTGAACGCCTTAGCCCACCCCTCCTTGCTGTCCTTTACCACAACGGTAGTATCACTTTGGAACAATTCAGGAACTTCGGGAAGCTTGCTAACGAACTGTCTCTCAACACTGAAGCCAACACCAGTACCACAGAGAAGGATGTACATAGCCTCATCAAAGGATTTTGGGTCATCTACGGGTAGATAGCTACAGTTATACCCTGCAGTATTGTCTCTCTCAAGTGCTGCTCCTGCAGTCATCATAGCTCTCATGCTAGGCATAATCTCTAAGTTAAGTATAGCAAACATTATTTCATCTTTAGTATCTGCATCTACTTTATTACCTACAACATTTTCTATGTAACGATCTACTGTCTCAGACCAAGACTCTCTGCCTTTGCCATCAATGTATTTAGCGTATCGTGATTTGTGTATAAAACTTTGGTAGTCGGTTGGTAAGTAGTTATTCATATTTTTTCACCTCTATCTTTTTAATTACTGCACCATCAATATCATAAATAATATCTTGGAATAACTCAGTAACTGCCTCCTCGTGCATATCTGCCACTATTGGTAGTATACGTTCTTCCTCGTCTATTTCTATTGTTAGTTTAATATTGAACTTCATCTCTTACTCATTAAATCTGTAAGGTTAGGCTTCTTATAGTTTGGCCCTTTCATTACTTTACCGTCTTCCCTAAACAAAGGGTTGCCGTTTGAGTCTAGCTTAGACATGTTGCTATCATGCACTCGTGCAAACGCTTCCATAAATACATCATCACCATAAAAACCTAAGCCTCTGTCTAATTCTTGGCTAACCTTTTCTTGTTGTTTAAGTACAGCCTTTCTTTCTGTCTCACGAAGTAACATACCTATGTGTTCTGGTGATGTGAGAGATAAGCCTGTAGATACATACATCAAATCACACAGTTCTTTCAGGTGATTCTCAGTACCTATAGGTTCTTGTGATAGCTCATGCATCTCTTCATCAATAAGTTTTATCCATAACCTGGGATCTAGTGAACCACTGAATGCTCTGATAAAGTCACCTACCTTTTCGTGTGGCTTAGGTGGCATGAAAGCATCAATGTCATCCTGTGTAATCACTTATGTATCTCCTTATAATTATCTATAAGCCATCCAAGATATACTTGAGCTTTCTCTAAGTCTTCTAAGCCACCCTTATATTCGTGACGCCATACATACTTCATTACATTACCTGACATGTAAGCAGATGTACCACCCATATTTTTAGTCATGGCACGAATGGCATCTATACATTCTATGCCGCCTTGATTGTAGTGTATTGGTTTTTTTACTGGGTCAGAATTATAATCAAAAGTAGTGTCACCTGTCAGTGTGATTGTTGGTTTGCTAATATCTGTTATCATGCGTTTCCCTTTGTCTTTGTCCATTTGTTAAGTGTATATACATTTCCTTCTTTTGTTACAACAGGTTTTTCATCCTCTTCATCCATAGCTATTAGATAATCTCTGTGTTCTTTCACTTGAGCATATAGGTATGGTTGCTCGTGTGCCATGTCTAAGAAAGCTGACATCATAGTAGCTACATCAACAATGCCATTAATTATAGGCTCAGGTAAATTGTGTTCAGGAGATATAGCTATAGAAACATCTGTTTCGCCTTCCCATTTTTCAGGGTCTTCATAATTTTTTGGACTTATAACTATCGCTATTTCGTTATCATCTAAGCCATGCCCCATCAGTTTTTCCTCTTTGTTTTTAATTCTATTCGCTTAACTGTAATCTCTTTGCCTTTTTCTTTTAACCACTCTTCAGGTATCACACGCTGCGCCCATTGAAACTTGTGCTGCTCACACCAATGACAATACCTAGACTTAGCACCCTTGTATAGCTTGGCGTTTGCGTTACTGAATACAAACCGTATGTCTAACTCAGGATGTTGTCTCTGTATCTCACGGTGTTTACGTCTGTCAGCACTATCAAAGATACCCTTAGTCTCAATAATAATACCATTGTCTAACACAAAGTCTGGTGTGTAGGTACGATAACGTAGATCCTCCCACTCAACCTTTAGTACTTCGTATCTGACTTTCTTCTGTGTCTTACGTAAGTACGCAGCAACCTCTTTCTCCAAGCCACTGCGATACCTACCTTTATTATGCCTCCTCATACTCAGGACTCAGCAGAACATAGTCTACTATAGGTGGGTTTGCAGCGTTTGACTTTACAGCTTCACGAGTCTGCAAGTTAGGCCAACACTTATGCTTGTAAGAACAGAACCCACACTCTGTGCCAAGCTTTAGATTACCAGTTAGTTTACGGTAATGTGTCTCTGGCACTGGCTCAAAGCAACGCTCAAAGGGTTTGTCCTCATTGATGTAGCCTACTGTCTGCTCAATGCTTTCCATTACTGTAGACTTATCTACGGAGTTAGCATCAACATACTTAAATTCACCGTTTGCTTTGTTGACTACCCACCAACCACCTACATCTAACCCTGCAGCTTCAGCATATCCTACTAGTTGAGATACGTAACCAAAGCTGTCACTCTTAGCTAGAGTTTCTAGAGTGTTGAACTTGTTCTTGTATGACCAAGGGGAAGCTGACTTAACATCATCCACTCTGCCATCAAGCACCATGTCGTACTCACCATTTACTTCTGTGCCATCCTTTAATTTAAGGGTGACACTATCATTATCTTTGAAGTCTACCTCAGCAGCACGAAGAAGACCTTTAAACACTGCTTCCACAATGTCACCTATGATCATATTGATCAAAAAGTGCGGTGGTAGTGGTGTCTTATCTTCAGGGTCATTCTTCTCAAACCATAGCTGACAAGTAGGACGCCCAATGTTGGACATCCTTAATCTAAACTTGTCACGAGGTCCACTACTGAACTGCTTCTCTAGTGCAGCCTCAACATCAACAGCAACTTGCTTACGAATGTCTTCAGCCATACTTGTCTCACCCTTGACAGCTTTGCTAAGGTATTCAAAGACAGCTAGTTCAGCAGGGTGGTTCATTAGTCTACCTCTTCTACGTTGACGAACTCAGCCACAATAGCAGCATCATCATCAGAGATAGTCTCCTTATTCTTTTCATCCCATTGTTCTAAGATGTAAGAGTTTTGCGTAGTGATGTACGCTAAGAAGTTATGTAGAGTATCCTGATCTTCATGTTGTAACTCTACCTTATCACCTGTCTCTAAAGTTATGATAGCAAAGTTGTTACCAGTTTTACTGTCAACTATGTTAGCACCTAGATTCAACATACACTGTATAGGAAGTATGTTTTTACGTCCTAGTGCATTGACTGTTAAATCTAAAGACTTGATGCTTGAAGGAGGTACTTCAAAAGAGAAAGGCATAGTAGTTATATCATCTACTGGATTACCTGCTTCATCAGTAACACCTGTTGCAGTCAACTCCCCAAAGAGAATCTTCTTACGTTTAATACTACGAATCAAATCCTTTGTCTTTTCAGGGACGCTATCCCAATCTTCAATATAACCTGATGGTCTACCTAGATTAAATGTACCAACATTATCTTTGAGGTCACCCTTAAGATCGTTAGCCATGACTGTCTTCATCATCATCTCTTCTTTGGCATCCCACTTTGACCACTGCTGTCGGATTGCAAAGATACGTATGGTAGGACTAGTTGCGTAGACAACATCATCTTCACCTCTTGTAATCTTGTATGCACCTGCAGGTACAACCTCAGTCTTGATGGGCTTGCCGTTGACTTCAATCTCACCCATGATTCCTGTGTGCATCAAGTTTACTCTAGGTAAAGCAGCCTTTTTTCTTTCACCGCCACCGCTTTGAGGAGTTACACCTACTGCCTCTGCAAGAGACATACCTAAATCGTTTTGTATTGCTAGTTCTGTATTCATTGTTTTACTTACTTTCTGTTAAAGTTAAAGATGGTTAGTTATACTCTAAACGTCAACTGTGTCAAGCCAATTCTTTCCTATTTTAGCTTCTAATAATAAAGGCACATTCATTTCTACATCGTATGCGTCTTTTATAACACAGTTTAAATTAGCATTTATAGTCTCAACAATAGTCAATACTTTTTTCACTTCATCAGGATGAACATCTATTACCATAGAGTCATGTACTGTATTGACTAAGCATGACTGTAGAGGCTCAAGCAATCGCTCAAACTCTAGTAGTACTACAGGTACAATATCACCTGTAGCAAATCCTTGAACAGGATAATTCTTTATCATAGTGAAGTGTGACACACTACCGTTTGCTCTTCGGGTAACACCAGGAAATGCGTACTGTCTTCCGCTTTTGTTAGTA